TCAATATATGAATTTAGTTCATTGTGTGATTGAAATGCAGTTGGAGGATCAAATATAATTTCACCACAATCTTTAGGACATTTAACCCATAAAACACCCGCTAAATCCACACCAGGATGATTATGCTTGATATTGTAATCACCTGGTTTATTAATATTAATCCAAGCATCAATTTTAATATTAAATGATTCATCAATTACAGGAAATCCTGCTAAACAATTTATTATAAAATGATGTAGTACATCATCTTCATTCTCTACATAAAAACCAGTAGATTGCCAACCACCATAATTTGAAATACAAACACCTTCATCTTCTTTTTTTAGATTATATGCATAATCAATTAATTGATTTTGTATTTCATCAAAACCATTAACATCAAATTGATGAATTATTGTAGGAAAAATAGATATAGAATTATAATTTAAATCCACTAAAGGTATCCTTTTTCACATCCTGTTTAATACCACCGACAATGTAGGATTCTACCTCTGTCTCCTGTGGTGCCACTTGTAATCCCTTTGAGGATATCCAATGCTCTGTCCAAGGCAATGGATTATTTCTTGCTGGAATGTCGTAAACTGGTTTCAAACCAATTGCTCTCATTCTACGATTTGCTATCCATTCAACATACTGATGAAGTAGTTTATCATTAAGACCAATCATACTTCCATTTGTGAATAGATACTCTGCCCAACGCTTCTCTTCGTTTACACAACGGTCAAACATACTGTATGTCCATTGTTCTTCTTCCTTGATGATTTCCTTCATCTGGGCATCATCACCCTTTCTCCAATTGTTTATAATATTCTGTGTTATTGCCAAATGGAGATTCTCATCTCTTGCAATAAGTGAAATGATTTTTGCACTCCCTTCCATGAGTTTAAGCTCACCAAAAGCAAAACTACAAGCGAAAGATACGTAAAAGCGGATACCTTCCAAAATGTTGACATTAGTAACTGCACGATAAAGTTTCCTCTTAATTTCTTTTTGTTCCCAAGCACCACTAGTGCTGTCTCTCCAATCTGGTCTCCACCAGTTACTTGTATCATACTGATGTGCCTCGTTTATAAAGGTATCATATGACTCTGTAACACTTGATGCTCTGTCTAGGATACGATCATCGGATAATATCTTATCAAAAACCTCAGATGGGTCAGAATAAACATTCTTGATAACATATGTGTATGAACGTGAATGAATCATCTCCATAAATGACCACACTTCCATACAAGCTTCTAACTCAGGTAAAGAACAGTATGGTAAAAATGCCATACCTGGTGCACGACCCTGTACAGAGTCAAGCATAATCTGATACTTGAGATTAGATGTATAAATGTGTTTCTGCTCTGGACGTAATGATTGATAATCACCACGGTCTTTTTGTAATGATACTTCCTCTGGTCTCCAGAAATATCCTAATTGAGATTTTGTTAAATTCTCAAATGCAGGATACTTGAAGTTATCATATCTTTGTACTCCTAAAGGTTTACCGAAAAACATAGGTTGTTTTTTTGTATCACACTCCTCTGTGTTAAAGACGGTCATGCCTTTAAGATTATTCATTTTTTTACTATTGATAGGTGAAACTTTAAATTGAACAGGATTCACACTCTCCCTCCTTTACGTTACTTAATTCGTTTAATAAACATTCTAGATTATCACTCTTTTCATTTTCTGTAGTATCACCAACTTCATCAGTTTTAATGTCATATGTGTTCTGATAATAAGATGTCTTCCAACCATACTTGTAAGTAGATAGGAAGTCTTGTGCCATTACACTGACAGGAACTTCTGAGTTTTCATAATTTTGTGGATTGTACGACCAGTTTCCAGAAATAGCTTGGTCAAAGAACTTTTGCATAACAGCAACAATATTAATATACCCTGTGTTATCAGGCATATCCCAGAGCAACGTATAGTTATTCTTTAAGGTATTGTAGGAGGGAACAATCTGTTTGAGCGGTCCTTTCTTTGACTTCTTGATTGAGAGATATCCTCTTGGAGGTTCTATACCATTTGTTGCGTTGCTAACAACGGAAGATGATTCCGAAGGCATTTGTGCGGATAATGTGCTGTTTCTGACCCCATATTTCTTTACATCCTGACGAAGAGATTCCCAGTCAAAGTTTAACTTGTTTGGAACTAATTCGTCAACATCTGTTTTGTAAGTATCGATTGGAAGTACACCGTGAGAATATTTAGTACGATTAGAATATTGACATGCACCCTTCTCTTTGGCTAAGTTCACAGTGGACTTTATGAGATAATATTGGAACGCTTCTGTTAAATCATGTACCAATTTCCACGCTTTTGAATCTCCATAAGATACTCCTTGCTTGGCAAGGTAATGTGCTAGTCCAATGTATCCGATACCAAGTGAACGTCGTGCTTTGGTAGCGACTTCAGCTGCTCCGACTGGGTACTGTTGGAAATCAATAAGCTCATCAAGAGACCGAACACTAAGATCGCAAAGAACTTCAAAATCCGAAATGTCCCTAATTTTGCCAATATTAATAGCACTAAGGATGCAGAGAGCAATTTCTCCAGTTTCATCGTCAATATGTTGTATAGGTTTAGTTGGTAATGTAATCTCTTGACACAAGTTACTCATTTCAACTTTATCTGTAAAAGATGAATGAGAATTACAATGGTCAATGTTCATTAAATACATTCTACCAGTTTCTGCTCTTTCTTTCAACAGGTCAAGTATAAGTTCTTGAGCATTTAATGATTTCTTTGGTATTGTGTCATCATTTTCATACTTTATGTATAGTTCATCAAAAGATTCAGTACCAAAACTATCATACAACCCTGGCACATCATGAGGAGAAAAAAGCGTAATCTCCCCGTTACTAATAAACCTCTCATAAAATAACTTACTAAGTTGAATACTATAATCTAATTTACGAACACGATTATCTTCTGTACCTTTATTGTTCTTTAAAACTATTATATCTTCTATTTCTTGGTGCCAGATTGGAAAGTGGACAGTTGCTGATCCACCTCTGATGCCATTTTGAGTGCAGCATCTGACAGTTGATTCAAACTTTTTGAGAAACGGGACGACACCTGTGTGTTGAACTTCTCCACCCCTGATTTTAGCATTGATCCCCCTGATCCTGCCAGCGTTGATACCAATACCAGCCCTTTGTGCGACATACTTACCAATGGCCATGTCAGAACTAAAAATACTATCCAAGGTGTCGTCAACATCAACCAGAACGCAAGACGCATACTGCCGAAGGGGTGTGCGGACTCCCGCCATGATTGGTGTTGGTATGTTGATTTTGTGTTTGGAAATGGCATCGTAATACTTTTTAACGTAATCTAGTCTGATTTCTGGTGAATATTTTGAAAAAATCGAAGCAGATATCAAAAGATACATGAACTGTGGAGACTCATATAATGCTCCTGTGCTTCTGTCTTGTACCAAATATTTATCGACTACTTGGCGAAGTCCTGCATATGTGAACAAATAATCCCTATCATGGTCTATAAATGTTTCGAGTTTAGCAAATTCTTCTTCAGAATACAAATCTAATAACTCTTTGTCATATACTCCTACATCTACGCACTTCTTAACTTGATCAATCAGTTTTGGGTGGTCGTGTAATCTACCAAATATTTGTTTATTAACAGAATATAATAATAATCTTGCTGCAACATATTGATAATTTGGATGGTCTAAATCTATTAAATCACTTGCTGAACGGATTAATATTTCTTGTATCTCTCCAGTTGAAATACCATCATAGAACTGTATACCTGATTGTATCTCTACTTGACTTGCAGAGACTCCTGCAAGACCCTTACACGCTAACTCGACCATTACGTGCATCTTTTCAAGGTTCAATGGTTCGATTGTACCATTTCTTTTTTTAACCTTTGTTCCGTTGGTCATATTTTTTTCCAGTTGTTAAATTTTACTTTTGCTTGTAAACCAGAGTATGTGTTTGATTCTAACACACTCATTATGTTCTGTCCACCCAACACCATATCATTGATGTCTTTTTCCTCAACAGTTGTTGGCCAGATTACTACTTTGTCTCCTCTATCGATGGTTTTGGCGATTCTGTTGACGATTTCTCTGTTGCGAGGTTCATTATCATAAACGTAAATATAATCGCTCCAACCAAACGACCTAATATCAAGATCGGAGCCGCACATAGCAACAGCGTTTTGTACCAAGGTCGCATCGAAGGGTCCTTCAATGATGAATATGGGTTTTTCATTATCAATTTGATCGAGTCCATAAATTTTTGGAGCATCTTCATTAATCATCACAGTGATATATTTAACAGAGTTAGGACCTAGACTTCTACCTTGAAATCCGATAAGTATTTTATCCTCATCATACATTGGTATAATGATGCGACTTTCATCTCTACCGATAGTGTCAAAGGTCTGTTTTTGTGTGTTTGTCCACTCTTTAAACTTATAGGCAAAGTAAAATTTTGACGGATCTAATTTTCTCTTTTCAAGATATTCCTTTGCAATCGGTACCTCATCTGCTCTAGGTAGATCTAACTTCTTTTTAAATACTGGTTTCTTAAATTCAAACTTAGGTTCTTCAACAACAAAGTTTCTTCCACCTGCAAATCCTTCTTTGAACTTCTCCATTGTATACTGTTTATGAAGAGAAGTATCAATTTGTTTTAGAAAATTATTGAATGATAGACTCGCACCACAGTTATGACACTTGAAGTTTGTATTTGTTTTGACTTGATATAGATATCCTCTCGCTTTATTCTTATGCTTCTTTGAGTCACCACAAATTGGACAACGAAAGTTAAAAAGGTCCGCTTTAACTCTTTTAAACTTTTGAAGTCTGGAGGATACAAGTCCAATATATTTGGAATCAATTATATCCATTACTCACCTAAAGTGTGAATGATAGGTTTTTCTGCCAACAGTATAGCATATAAATCAGGATCGATTGCACAAGACCTTGGTATAAACTCTTTTGATGCATTAAAACCATCATATCTCTTTGCCTGATTTATTACGATTGAACCATTCTCTCCTGATATTGAACGATGATATGTGTTTCGTGGTATGACTAATGCACCACTCTGACGATTCAAATGTACGATATGATAGCGATACTTCCAATCAAAGTTGATTAATTCAAAGGTTCTTTCCCCTGAGACAACTCGATTGTAGTCATCTTGATATTCGTGTAGATAAAACTGTTTCGCTCCTACAGTGTCATCTGGAGGTGATACAGCCGCACCAGTGTGAACTACAAGGTCAGCTGCGTTCGATTCATCTACAGATATATCATAAAAAATAACATCCTGTGTCTCACGAAACACACGATGCTTCTTAAATTCAACTTCACTCATTCTATAGTAATTACTTTACTTGTATTATACTCGATGTTGTTGGTGCTGTCAATGATCTCATAAATCTCTGTCCGATAGGAGATACAACAAAACTAATTACAGTCAATGCACCTGCAATAGTCCACATCTTTTTCTCCATTGAACGAAGACGTTGATCAACTAAACGTATATCTCTTTCACATCCTTTCTTAATTTCATCAGTTGCACGATCCATATCCTTGTGCAATCCATCTATTTTCTCAAATAAAACTGCGTCAATACGATCTTGCTTATCTAATTTCTCATTATGGACAGCAAGAAGTTCGCCCATCTTCACAGAATTTTCCTGTAATGATTGAACTACTTTCTCTAATCTTTCTAGAATGGCTGCATTTACACCCGTATTATCGTCCACTTTGAGTATTTTTACCTTCACGTATATTTATTTTTCTTAAGATTTGTAAGTAAATCAGCACCTGTCTTAAATCTTGTTCTAGCACCTGGCAGTAAACCCCTTGCCATGTATTTGGGTTCTCCTCTTCTTTTCTTTTTATTTACAGGGGGTTCATCACCTGCCTCTACTGAACCTGCAATACCTCCACCACCTATAGAGTTCGCTATTGCTACTTCTTCCTTACGCAAATTTTTGAATAATTTTTTTAAGTAATCACGTCTTGCTCCTGGTACTTGATCACCTGGACCTTTTGTTGCTATCTCATTATCCTGTTTAATCCTCATCATAGTTCTACCCTCAATCTTTCTAGCTTTTTTAAAATTTTTGAGAGTTTTTAATGCTTCTTTCTTCTCACCTTTTTTTGGTTTTGTTATTTGTTTTTCTGCTTTACTCACTAAATCTTTTTGCTTTGTAACTTCACCTTCCTTTGGTTTTATTAATTTACCTGTAAGTTTTGCCTTTCTTAATTCTTCTGCACTAGGTGTATCAGCAAAAGGTCCTTTAGGACTACTTTTTTTTGTCTGCATTATAGTTCCAGCAGCACCAATACCTGTTACCAAAGCGGGTATTAGTTTACTACCACCTTTTATTGCGAGTGAAGCAACACCTTCTTGAAATTCACTGAAGGTTTTCATTCACCTCCACCTCCTCCACCGTTGCCACCGCCACCGTTGCCGCCACCATTTCCACCACCGTTTCCACCACCATTTCCACCGTTTCCATTACCACCATTACCATTTCCATTACCATTGCCATTACCGTTTCCATTACCATTTGCTTTTCCACTATCGGAACGATTATCTCCACGACCATAACCACCCATATAATATCCTCTCACACCATAACCATATCTTTTTCCTTTCTTTCTTATTGGGACGCAAGATCTCATCTTCTTGCTATACTTGAATCCTGGCGGACATTTAGCTTTCTTTTTTGCTTCTCTTAAAATTTGTATGACTTTATCGATGTCCATTAGAGGTTGTTAAGTTGATCGAGACACTCTTGGTCAAAACCAATCGCATCCATTTGTGTTTTTGGGTATTCTGGTATTCTTTTCAAATAGATTAAAAAACTCTTGACGATTGGCCAGAGTTCTCTTTCTAAATTATAAAACAATAAGGGCACTGCAGCTTCATTAAAGACATTAAACAATATGATGAGATGATTCATAATCAAATGAATTTTCAATTCACCAGTATTTTTATACCGTTTAAGTAATCGTTTTATATAACGAATTCTTTTTAAATCACTCTCGAAGTCATCTTTTGTAACTGCTTGAGGATTGTCATAGAATTTTATAGCGAAGAGCATATAATTGCTCTCGTTCAATTCGTCAAATCTCATAACATATCGTTAATAATTAACTATCAGCGAATATTGTGTCGTCTGATTGGTCAGCTGATGTGATATTTAATGCAACAAGTGTCTCTGTTTTTACTCTTAGATTTCCGTGCATATCCATATGAGTTGCAATTCCAACCCATCCTGCGTGTGGTGCTGCGTACTTACGAGCGTCGCCACTCTTACCATTTACAACACCTTGCTCGGTATTGTCTACACCGAAAATTGCCTTACCAGCAGTCCCTTGAAATTCGCCTTCGGCTAAATTCTTAGGCTCACCAGCATCGCTATCGGCTACTCCCCATAAAGGCATGATTCTATCCTAGTATTATTATACTGATATTTATATTATCTTGCCTTTATTGCAGACTCCACTTGTGCTAATAATTTATCATCCATTTCAGTCTTTGTTAATTTAACTGCTTTTTTAAGGATAACTAGGCATAAGTCGATAAGTTTTTCTCCCAATTCTGCATCATCGGGAATCTTGTCAATCGCATCTGATACAATCTTAGAAGCGATTGGTAATAAAAATGAAAACATTGTTAATATAATGAACTATATTATATAGCTACGGACCTGTTGAACCTGACATATTTGAAGGATTTGCAGTCGCTCCTTTACCATATGGATTATATGTAGATTTATGAGGTTTCGGTTTGTTTCTCTGACTTTCTCCACCTGTAGGACCTGTTGGAGGTTTTTTAGGAGGTCGTCTACCATGAGTTGGTGCACCACTAATTCCTTTATCTGATTTTGGTTTAGTTTTTACCTTTGGAGGATTTAAAACCGATGGATTTCCACCCTGTGTCAAACCTGCATCTAGACCTTGAAGTTGTTCTGGTGTTAAGTCTTTACCATTCATCTTCTTGGTCTTTATCATAGTTTCAATCTTTTTTTTTTCGTCCTCGTTTACAACTTCCTCACCCATAACAGGATCATTCATCATAACCATAGGATCTCTTTGACCAGCAGCACGAAGTTTATTCTTGATTAAATTAATCATCGCATACTTACTACGAAGATCTGGTTTTTCCTCTTCTTCTGGTTCACATCCATCAGGTTTTGTCTTCATATCTTTGATAGATGTTTTTGTCATACCATCCATCGCCTCCATACCTTTTTTCTTTTCATCTTTCTTTTTCTTATCATCTACCATCTTCATCATTTTCATTTGTGCTTCAGAAAGAGCACCTCCCTTAAGTTCTAAATGTGCATAAACACCTACCTTTCTTACAGGTTTTGAACCATCATCAGGATTTACTGTTACTGCACCTGACTCGTAATTATTTACTGGTGTTCCATCTTCATTTTTACCAGTAATTTTTTTTGCACCTGCCTTTGGCTCTGTAGAAATTGTACCATCTGCTAAGTATGCTTCTGCTCTTGTACGAATTGCTTTACCAATTGCCTCACGACGTTTCATAAGATACTTATCAGTTTTATTCACCTTACCATCATTGTTTACATCTTTATCTTCTTTACCAACTGGATCTAATCCACCACCTTTTGCTTTTGCTGTTTTTTCTCCTCTCTTTCTCTCACCTTCATATGGTTCACCATACTCTGTCATTTCAACAGATTCAATATTAGGATTCTGGCGAAGTTCTGTAATCTTAGCACGATCAGCAAATCTTACGTATGATCTTCCATTTTTATCAGTAACTCTTACTTTATATTTTTTGTTTGCCTCATCCTCAGATAATTGTTGTAAATAAGCAAGTTCAATTTCTTTATTATCTTCTTCCTTCTCTACAAATACTTTATATAATGCATTTGCAACACCATCTATAGCGAGTTTATCTGCATCACCAGAATACTTTTCAGTTACTCCACCTGCTTTACCAAATATCTTTTCTCTTACAGCAGTTCTATCTGCCTGACTTAATGAACTATTAGACATATACTGAGCAAATGCTGCTTTTAAATCTATATCCTCTCTTCTTGCACGATATCTAATATCATATACTGCCTGACGAATTCTCTTTTCTGACCCCTCTTCAGAGGCACCTTTTCCACTACCACCCTTTGATGCTACTGGTTTTCCACCACCTTTTGCTCCACCCTCACTCTTACCTTTTGGTGTTGTTGTTGCTGGTGCATTTGCAATTGCTGCTTGGGCAAACTTTCTTTTTGGTAGGCTCTCAGCTATATCAGTGCTCATTTTAAAAAATAATTACTTTCTTTTTCTGTATTTATTTATAAATTGTAAACCATAAGAACTTCCAGGCACCATAGTTTTAACATATGCAAGGTGTGCGTCAGTTCCTACAAGTCTCTGATCGGATGGTACACCTGATGGTGTAGTTGCATTTACAACCGCCTCTCTTAGATCTTTTACCCAAGATTTAAACATAATATTATTCTCTGCAACACATATTAAATGATTTGCCCCACGACGAATAATACGACCAATTAAACCTGTATTTAAATTTTCTACTTTATCACCGATATTAAAAATTTCTTTTTTGATGTATGATTCTCTTAAATTTTCGGTATCATATTTTGGTGCTATTTCCCAGATGTTCCAAAACTCTTTCATCTCTTGAACATTCATTGTTTGTCTTACAGTATCAAACAATGTCATCGCCATTTTTCTTGGAGTTCCTTCAGGTAATCCAGCACGGAATGTTTTAAAATCTCCCTCTGCTGCTGCGAGTCTCATTCTTGAAGATGATAAACCCTCCATACCCTCTGCATCAGGATCACGATCACCTGATGATACAACTTCCATATTGTCAAACTGATAGAGTTGTCCATTATAATTTTGTGATAATTTATCAAACTCTTTTACACGATCTTGACCTGCAATAATTCTTACATTTGTATATCCATCATTATGTGCTTTCTTTAATACATCAAATATTGTTCTGTTTGCTCCATCATTCACAATTCTTTCACTATGTTGTGGAAACATTTGTCTCATCATTGATACCTTAGTATCTGCATCTAGTGGATTTTTCTTTGGATCTTGTGATCTTGATGGAACAATTATATAATCATCACCATTTCCAAGTTCAGCAGATTGAGCAGCAGACTGTGCTGCGACATCCATTAATTGTAAATGACCTGCGTGTGGTGGATTAAATCTACCAAATGCAAGTGTTAGTGTTCCTTTTGTTTTTGGAACTGGTGGCGGACCTGCTGCTAAATCAGGACTTTGTACTTGTTGTTGCTGTTGTTGTTGCTGTTCCTCTGGTGGTGCTTCTTGTTGTTCGGGTGGTGCCTGTTGTCCTTCGGGTGGTGCCTCCATATTAGGATCAGATAAGTTCTTTTCTTTTTCTGATTGTGCTGGATCTTTACCACCAATTTTTTGTCTCTTATTAAAAAACTTTAATCTTCCCTTCTCTGTCTTTGCTACAAATTCTCCTGTTGTTCGATCTGTCCATCCACCATGACCATCACTCTGCAATCCCAATCTAGCTGCTTGTTGAGTTGCAGTGCTTTCAGTAATAAATTGTAAAAATGTTTTCATCAGTTTCTGGTCAGTTTCAATAAGATCTCATTCTTATTCTGCGTCATATACTCAAGAATAGACGCTCTAGTATGTTTATATTTATCATCTTTGTCAGCCCCAAGTGTTTTATAAGAAAAAAACATAAAGTTATCGTATATATTACCTCGGATAACTCTTTGTTTTTTAAACTGATGTATCAGTGATTCAATTAAATCATTCATGAACTTGTTACAGGATTTTCAGTTGCAGATGTTGCTATCAGTTCTGTTAGAAACGGTCCTTTCTCTATGTAGTTACGATAATACAAATATTTTCTACCAGTTTTTTTCTCTATTTTTCTTTCAGCTTTTGATCTAAGATAAACTACAACTTTGTTACTTTCAACTTCTCTAATTGTAATTGTTGGTAAATCAAATTCACCACCAACACTATATCCAGATTTTAATTTAAATTCTGATAATTTTTGTGCCACATTCTTAAAATTATATATGGTTGCCTCTCCACTTGATAAATTTATCAACTCAACAGTATCTCCAGATTCTGGATCAACAACTCCAGCATTATCCTGTGTTGCAAATCTACTTATACCTGTACCTATTTTCATCGCCATTCCTTTTGGATCAAATCTTAAATTATTATCAATTAAAATGTCTGCAGATTTATAAATGTTTCTCATTTTTGCTGGAATTTTTGGTTCTGCTTCAAATGTACTTGATTCACTTAACATACTATCTCCGATAGCTGTTGTAAAGAATCTTGATACAGAGTTAAAAGATTCTCCACTTACTTGTCCAAATTGTCTTACATCGTCTGCCTTAATTGATGCGTTAATATCTACACCTTTCATCAACTTCATTTTCGCTCCATCTCTATATGTTATTGATACTTTTACATCAATCTTAGATGTTCTTTCATTGGATACACCATCTGCATCTATTTTAACAGTATCTACTCTCCTATTTGTATAAATGGTTTCTACCCATTTTCTAACACTATCTTTATTTGCATATGTTAAAGAAGCAATTACATAATCCAATAGTGCTTCTCTGTTACTTGGATTTATTAGAAAATCCATGTTTACTTTGGCAAGTGTTATATTACATATAATATTATCTGTTGCAGATATACCTTCATTTGGTGCTGTCTCATTTAAAATCGCTTTGACAGAAGTTCTGCCAGGCATAGGAGAATAACTTATTTTTCTTATTAAATTATAAACATCAAAAGCAGTAGTATCACGTTTTACTCTACCACTAGAAAATCTTGCTAATAATGCTACTGCAAACACACCCTCTGCGACGTTACCATAATTAGCACCTTCAGATGGTTTTTTTAATGATCCAAATTTTATTTTTCCGTCTGTTGTTTCTAAATCTATATCGAAGGCTCTTTTTAGAGAATTTGCAACAATAAAATTATTAAAATCAGTGAATTTACTATCTTGACCTTTTAATAATCTAACTGATTGTTTCCTTGTATATTGATTTGTTAATTGATACTGCTCATCTTTTTTTTCATTGTTCTCTCTTTTAATATCTTTACCACTAGCATTTGTGGCTGCAGCAAGTTCTTCAAAGAGCTTACCCATTACTTTTAATACACCCTGTCTATCTGCTGCGTCTAGTCTTGCCATTAACTTTTTGACTATTTATTTCCATATATGCCAACTCTATTCCCTTGTGTTGTAACACAATTTTCTTTGCTTCTGTCATCTTTCGATGATAGAATATTACCTTTTCGTCTAATCCTGCGTCTCCACTCATCCTTCTTCCTCCAAATCTAACGGTTTACCAAAAGTTTTGTATGATAGTTGTTCTTTTAAGAAGTCAACTTGTAATTTTAAACTTTTGTTTTCTTTTTCAAGTTCTTCAATGTGTTTTTCGTAAACAGTAATCATATTTTGCAATTGTTCATTTTTTAATTCTAACTCATAATCCATAGGGGGTATAGTATATTATAAAATTAAGATTTTCTTTATTATCTATCGTCTGATGCACGGTTCTCTGATTCATACACATTAAACTCTCCACCAGGATATCTTTTCTTTAATTTTTCTACATTTCCTGCAACCACATCTTCAAGTGAAACATCAAGTGCAGCACAAGCTTGCATCACATACCACATAACGTCACCCAACTCAATAATAAGATGTTCTCGATTGTCGTCGTTCCAAGGCTTACCTTGGAAAACCATCTTCTTAACAATCTCCATAAACTCACCACCTTCAGCACTAATGCCAACAGCAGCAGTGGTAAGACGATTAATATTGGCACCTTTTCCGTTAAGAGCACTAAGACTCTCAATAAAAGATTGATAATCCTTACTGGGATTGGATGTGACACCATCCACGAATAGAGCATACTTATCAAAGTCAACTTTTTTAGTCATTAAAATTTAAATTCTGCGAACGATTTTTTAGGTAATTTTTTCTCTTCTTCATTATACTCTTCGTCTTTTTTATTGTCAAGTATATCATCTTGTGCCTGTTGTTCACAATCATATAATCTCATCTTTGCACGGTCAACTCCTACAACGAACCTTTTATATATGGTCGGGTCGTTGTAACGATTCTTAAGTTGTTTGACCATTATCTGCCCCAACCCCTCAAGTTCCTCCGTAGAAATAAGAGCAAACATAAGATCAGCAGTTGCGGGAAGCCCAAAACTTTCGCTTGTATCAGTAAGATCAACATCACTACTACCATAGCCAGAACGAGTCGTCTGAGTAGCGGAGACGATAGGTACATTAGCCTCAACTGCAAGACCACGGAGTTCTTCAGCAATCGCTTTAATATAGGAATACGAGTTGACATTGTTGTTTGTACGATAACGTGACGATGCACATATATTTAAGTAATCTATGAATATTATATCAGGTACAAATGATTTTTTCAATGCAAGTTCATTAAGTAATGATTTAAAATGACCTGAATGTGCAGACGCAGTAGGATACTCTTTAATTATAAGAGTTCCTTGTGTTTTCTTTGTAATATTATTTACCTTACTTTCAAACATAGGTTTGGGAAGTTCAGTTATATTTTGTATATTTACATTCAATAAGTTTGCATCGATTCTTTCTGCAATCTTTTCTTCTGCCATTTCAAGAGTAATGTATAAAACATTTTTACCTTCTAGAAGGACAGAACTAGCGTGATGACACATAAACAAAGACTTACCTACACCAGTTCCCGCAAGTGCAATATTAAGTGTCTTATTTGGGAGACCTCCCTTTGTAATTTTATTAAAAAGTTCGAGGTCAAATTTAATTCTACTTTCTTTCCTGTGGTAGGATTCAAATCTTTCTTCATAGTCCTCCAAATAATCGTGACCTACATGATTATCGAAAGAAACAGCCAGAGCGTCAGAGAGAATGCTAGGAATAGCATCCCTTCCTTTTTTGTCATCTTGTCCATCTGCAAGTGCGATTGATTCCATTAGTGCCAAATATATAGCACGATCACGACACCATTTCTCGGTTGAATCAAGTAACCATTGTTTATCTACTGGTGCGTCATCAAATGTTTTTGTAGTCTCTCTTGCTTCTTTGATTTCTGTTTCTGTTAAATCATTGCGATTCTCAATTTCAATATTAAGTGCCTCAACTGTAATTGCACTATCGTACTTAACGATAAATTGTGTTGATTCCTCAAATATTATCTTTTCAGTTTTGTTCTCAAAGTAATCTGGTTGTATGAATGGAATAACTTTTCGTGAGTATTCTTCATCAAAAATTAGATTACGAAGAATAGTAGTCTCAATTCGTTCCATATGAATATTCTTCTTTTGCAATATTATCTAACTTTTCCATTATATCATCTGTAAAATATTTGTCTGGATTCTTATATATTTCTTTAGCATATACTTTTTTACCATCCATCTCATATCTACCCGCAACATTTTTCCAAAGACCACCTTTCTCTCCTAAGTCTAAAAGACCATAGTATTTGTCTAATCCTCTATCATCATAGTATAGTCGAATTTCGACTTCTTTATTTTCTTTACTTAGACGTGACTTATGAGTCTTTGCCTTGATAATGTTTCCAATGACATCTTTTCCGTCTTTTTCTTTCTTCTTGGTAAGATAGATGATTGTAGATGCAGCATACTTGAGACCGCTGCCTCCTCCCATTTCTTTAGTTGGGACGTAAGATCCGATAACATCATAGGTGTGATTAGTAACAATAAGTGGAATGTTTGCTTGACCAAGTTTGAGTGTAAGCATTCTAAATGCTCCTTTAACAAGTTGAGATTTGGTCATATCTCTGACTTGTTTATCATTTAGGGCATCCGTAATTTCTTTCTCTGTGGAAAGCATACCTAAAGAATCTAATACAAACATACAAGGTTTGCGATTCTCTTCATCAGTCTTAGAGTATATATCCACTGCCTTAAGTGCCTTACCACGAAACTCTTCAATTGTTACAACATTGACAACAACTGTGCGTGTTAAGTCAACCCCACGAGACTTAAGTAGTCCTTTGTTGACAGCAGCCTCGGTGTCAAAATAAAGGCAGTAACCATCAGGGTTATTATCCAAAAAGTTTTTGACAACAGCCAAGGAAAAATAAGTCTTTCCAGTACTGCTTTCACCAGCGATGGCAGTAATCTTATTACTAGAAACACCACCATAAATGGAACCGCTAACAAGCGAATTGAAGATATGACTTCCTGTATCAATGAATCTTTCTGTTTCATCTATATCCTGTGCTACTTTGGTAAAATCATTACCAATCTCTTTTACTATTTCTTTTAGAAAATCCATAATTATTTTTCAGATTTGTGATAAACTTCAACGTATGCCTCACATTTAGGACAAGTAAATGTTGAGAAAAAATCATACTCAGACTCTTCTCCATCATTTACATCTTCCATATCAAAATCTGCTCCCCAGATTAATTCTGTACCGCAATGCCAACAATTCATTTTTATTTTTATTATACTCTTTTTATGTCAAATCGTCAAGGTTAAATCACATAACCCTTATCTCTCAATATTTTTTTATAAGGTCCATTAGGATTATCATCTCTCACTTGTTTTACTTCTTTCAACAGATGATACAAACGTGCATCTCCTCCAAGTGCAAGGGCATTCACAATTGTTTCTAAATCTTGATCATTAATAGGTAAATCCATTAGGAAAAAAATAGTTCTAAGTTTACAGTTTTTTCAACATTCCACCCAATTGCATCTAGAATTGCTTTAAGTGGTTCGACAAAACTTTTATCGAATTGTAAATCGTAATCAACATACTTTTCAAGTCCAAGTTCTCTAGGAAAGTCTTGAATGAATGATATTACATTCTCTTGAATAATATTTGGGTTCTTAAGATAAAGAAACTTTACCTTTTCAC